GGTCTTGCAATGCCATCCAAGTTTCTTTCTCAATATCAAACATTTTTCACTCCTGTTAAAAAAACCTATCAATGCGTGTATTCTGTCAGACATTATCATGATTGATATAGGGAATTTCCCTAATACATCTATGAAGTGCTGACAACTGCTTGTTAGTGAACACTTTCCCACAACCCAAGCAAATCCAAGCTATTCCTATGACAACGCTGGTATGTCTGTTGCCTTTCGATCCTCTTTCTCTGCCGTAAAAAGTGCGGATTTGTTGAATCATTTTTTGCGAGACAATGCTTTTGAGTAGATGAACACCTGATTCTTGTCGTTAATGTCTCTACTGTCCTGTTTCTTCTTGGCGTATTCCTCGCCTTGTTTAAACCGTTTCATCTTGGTATCTGTTAACCAGATAGATGGCTGGTCTTTATAGTCAAATGCGTTGTTCAAGTGTTCTTCTCCCTGCTAGGCCACTCAGCCCATATCACTGGCCTACCAACAAGGTGACCTTTGCCAAAAGTGCTTTCAACAAACTGTATTGGGGAAACTTGCACAGGCTCTTGGCTTTCCAACTTTGCAATAGCTTGCTTACCCGCTTTGATGGCTTCTGCTGTGCCTATCGGTTCGCCGCCATGACACCACTCAAGAGCTTCTAGCATCTGTTTCAATACTTCAATCATGCTTCACCTCTAGCTCTGATAATTGTGGCAATGGCATTTGTCATCCTAATCATGTATGGATGCCCATCCTTTGTCATTTCTTGAAAAACATTGGTAATTGCTTCACGTTCTTTGGCGGCTACAAGTTTAGCAAATTTATAGATGTCTTTATCAACACAAACAAACAACTCACTTTCTTCATCACTTGGTTTCCCATGTGAAACAAATTCAGCTTCTATTGCCATCTCAATGATTTCTTCGTTGTTCATTTCTTCATTCCTTGAACGTAAATACACAGACTGTCTAGCGTATCTTTACCAAACCCCTGCATCTTCTGTATCTCGACAGTGACTTCATCAATCACATTGTTACGCAGCCAATCATAAAATTCCTGTTGGCTTTTAAACACTGGCGGGTTAGTTGGTTCATTGAATTTACTCATCATCATAGCTTTCTTCTAAAGTCTTTTCATCAGGGTAAAAAAACGTATTGCAGCCACGGCAGTGGTAGGTGCGCTCGTCTTCAAATAATGCACCGCCACAGCCTATATACGGGCATTTGTCACGGCTTTCATCTGCAAACAAGGGTTGGTAACGCTTGGTCATGGGACACCTTTCAAGTTGTTGAGCGTGTAGTGTATGACACAATATGATATGTCTGACACTAGGATATACCCTTATTGTCAAACTGTATGACACAAACAACAATTCATTGTTTTCAACAGAGAGAGTATTATGCCAAGACCGCCATCAGACATTACAGGGTTGCAAATTCAGATTGCAGTGAGGGTTACTCAGGCATTAAAAGATGAATTTCAGATTATGGGAGGTGCAATGTGGTTACGGAAACTGCTTGCAAATGCGATTGAGCAGCGTAAGAAACGAGAAGCAGAGTTTGGAAAGAAGTGATATAGTAGTCACAAACACGGCTAGGGTAGCTCCCGAAAAGACGAATCTTTCACCGTCCTGCCATCAGTGTTTAAGTGAAAGTGACCAATGAAAGTAGGCACACATGGCGACACTTACGCTAAAAAAACCCAAGCCAACGCTTGCGGCTGAAAAACCCATAATCAATTTAATTGGTAAATTTGCTGTGATGCGTCACGCAAGAACTACCCATAGCATTCGATTTACTTGTGTTCACGATACTTATGAACTGGCAGAAAAAGAGGCTAATCGCCTTTTGCTGGATTCTCCAACAGAGCGTTTCCTGATTGTTTATGTCTCTGGCGGGGTGGAATGATGCACTATTACAAACGAAACATTGGAGACTATGCCAAAAAAGCAGGTCGATTGACCATGTTGCAGCACGGTTCGTACACGCTTTTGATTGATTCGTGCTATGACCGTGAAACATTTCCAACAATGGAGCAAGCACTTGAATGGACTTGGGCATCCACTGAAGCAGAGATTGAGGCGGTAAAGTTTGTTTTAAGTAGGTTCTTTGCGCTTGACAATGATGGTCGTTATGTCCAAGAGCGTATTCTTCAGGAACTGCTTGATTACCAAGAAAAAGCAGACACAAACAAACGAATCGCTATTGATCGTGAAACGAAGCGTAAAGAAAAAAGCACGAATCGTGAACAAGTCGTAGACGAACCGCCACCTAACCATAAACCACTAACCAATAACCATAAACCAATAAAAGATAAAGCAACTGTCGTTGCTACGCCTGACGGCGTTTCACAATCGGTGTTTGATGATTTCAAAACCCTTAGAAAAGCCAAGAAAGCACCGATTACTCAAAGGGTTCTTGATGGAATGCAGGAACAGGCTGACATTGCAGGTTGGACATTGGAAAAGGCAATGGCAGAATGTTGTGTTCGTGGTTGGCAAGCATTCAAGGCTGAATGGGTCACAGAAAAGCCTAAACTGGTCAATAGATTTGATGTTGCTCATGTGACCGTGCCATCAAACTCGCAGCGTGATCCTGCCCTTGTCAAACTCGATGAAGACAGCAAAAGAACATCAGCACCAAACCCTGAAGTTTTAGCCAAAATGAGATCAATATTAGGGAAAACAGCATGACAAGAGAAGAAGCTCACCGAATTTTGGACACTCAAAAAGATGGAACAAGACTCCACCCTGTTGTCAAAATCACACAAGCACTTTGGGCGACCGGAGACATTGCAAGCCCACTACCAAAACACGCTAAACCATTTGATTCTGATGGCATCAACAAATGGCTGGAAAGCCTATGCGTGGGGCAGAGCGAAAGAACTGGAGAATCACTATCTGGGGATTTATCAGGGAATCAGTCAAGACCTAGTCAACAGAATGAAAACAACTAACGATTAAAGGAGTAATATTTTGGTGTACATTGGTGTAGACCCAGGAAGCGTTTCGGGTGCGTTAGGCGCATTAGACCATCATGGTAATTATCTAGAAGCATTTGATATTGAGCATAAAGATAAGCATATCTTAGCCCTTGTATTCAAGAGTAGGATTCTGAGCCTAGTAGACCCCAAAGTAGGGGCAGAGATTTGCATGGAACAGGTGCATTCAATGCCAAACCAAGGGGTAGCTAGTACCTTTGCGTTTGGTCGTGCCGTAGGGGTTATTTCAGCCGTTTGTGAGTTAACCAGATACCCTGTTCACCTAGTCACCCCTCAAAAGTGGAAAAAGCATTTTCACCTATCAGCCGACAAGAATGAAAGTCTGGATATGGCGCGTTATTACTGGCCTGAAGCCAAACTGAAGTTGAAAAAGGACGGTAACAAAGCCGAAGCTCTACTGATCGCAGAATATCTAAGGCACGAGTTGCATGGCATCGAAATCAAGAAAACCGCCTGACGCAAAGGGTCAGGTCATTTTCTACACTGAACGGGAAAAGGCCGCATTAAGGCATATCGGCGGCGGTTCAGTGGCAGAGGGAAACCGGATTAGCATTCGATGGGCTGCACATTTCTGGAACGTAGGATTAAGACCAGATCACAATCTAAACAATGTTGGACTGAGTTTATTTGTTGACGATGAACACGCCGATGACCTATGACGTTAAAAATACCCTTAAAACGGCTTAAAAGGCACTTTTCAGGGCTTCATTTTAGTTTGCCCTCAATACCCTACATGATCGGGCTTGCAATGGCTTAAAAGTAGGCAATAAAAAACCACCCGAAGGTGGCTGAATGTTAGTGGTTATTTACTTATGATTGTGTCACTGGTTCGTAAGTCCAATTTGCGCCATCATGCTCATCACAAAAAACCCATTCTATTAATTCTTCACTATTTGCCTCTAGTTGTTCTTCTATGATTTTTGTTTGAGCATCTTCTAGGCTTTCAGCCTCTACAAAATACTCATAACTGACATTTTTAAATATTTGAAATGTTTTCATTTTGAACACCTTTAATAGTCTAAACTCTGAGCAATGATTTTAAAGTGGCAGGGATAACCCGACTCATTTTGCGATTCTCTGATTGAATTTACAATCAATTCAAGTTGTGCAAAGTTAGCGGATACTAACTTTAATTCACCTGTTTGATGTTTGAATTTATCATCTTCATAAAATACAATTTTTATATCATTCAGCATATTGACACCCTCTTTAATATAATTCTGACAAGTAAGGCAATGGCGGCATATATCATGGTTTACCCTTAAAAATCACGATATACAAAGCCGCCTTCTACTTCGCCAACTAATACACCGTTTTCTTCTAAGCATTTTTTGACTTCTTCGATTTTGTCTTCTTCAGTTTCGCATTCTGACAAGTCGATAAAATCGTATGATTTAGCAATATTTTCCCATCCATCTTCGCTAAAATCGCAACAGATAGCTATTACATCCAGTTCGACTTCTACGCCGCAGTCATTCTCATATTCTTCTAAATAATCCCACAATACACCTAAGCCCTGCAATGAGAAATTATCAGGGCGTAAGTTCTTAAAAGCATCTTGAAATTCAGAAAAACCTATTGTTTGTTTCATTTTCAACACCTATTCAAAAAACGCATGATTGACTCATGCAAGCCCCTACATTGTGAAAATGCAAGCCAAAGCCCTAGGGTTTAGGGCAATGGTTTAGATTTTAATTATGCGGATTCTGTTTCAAGTGTTTTAACTGTAGGCAAATAGCACCATTGAGGAACATGGGCAAAATCTCCATCTCTCATAGGCATTATGATGCCTACAAACTGTAAATCAGCCCCTATTGAGACAATGCCGCTATCCGTACCCCTTTGCTTGATAGATACATTGCAGTTATTAGATTTTGACCCTCTTAAATCGCTATCAGCATCATAAAAAGCCATTAAGTAAGAGATATTGTAAGAACTAGGCTTTATGTCATCATCTTTAACCATCAAAGGGATAATTCTATCGGTATCAGGAAAACAACCCTCTACAGCACTAAATACACGAGTCGAATTATCTGGTTCGATAACTGTAATTTTTTGACCCTCTACTGTAAAGTGTAATGTTTCATTACCTTTTTTACCTGTAGCAGATAATGCTTTCACGGCATCTAAGGGAATAATTACCTTACATTGATTTTCTACATAGTCACTATCAATCAACAAACGGCCTAACATATGCCCATTTGTAGCTTCTAAGTATGTTCCTCTGTTATTTTGCACCACATGGATACCCTGCAAATAATATCGAATATCTTTAATTGCACTGAATCTAGATAATGCTTTTAACTGTTTACGTTGAATTGTGAATTTCATGATTTACACCTATTGAATGCCTACAAAATTGTAGGACATAAGGCACTGCAAGCAATGCCCTACATTCTAGAATTTAACCCCATGCCCCTATGATTAGCATTAAACAGGCAAACCCTGTTAGGCTTACCCATATCACAATTTTGTCGATTGATTCCATGTTTACACCTTTGTAATATTGCAATATTCTACCCATTCGTCATTCGTCATTGCATAATTAACTGAATAGAAAACATCATTTAGGGTTGAATCCTGTTCAAATTTAATAAATGCTTCAGTTGCCCCATTGGGCAAACCATTTGATAAATATGGCCTATGAGACACAATGCGACCAGTTGACAATTTAATATTTTTTTTCATTTTTAACACCTATTAAGAGTTTTTGGCAATATTGGAAAATGCTTTGTAGTATTGCATTGCAGTTTGATAGTCATCGCATCTAATCTTATCGTGCAATTCAGTGCCTATATAGCATTGAACTACATACATACCATTGTGTAAAATTTTCTCAAAGGTCGCATAACCATTTTTAAATGTTTTTGTTTCATAGATTTTTGTCATATGTACACCTGTTTAATTGATTGATTGAATGTAGGATAGTGTTAAACACTATACCATAGGGATAAACCCTAGGCATAGCATTATTTTAGTTGATTTTGTTAGACCATGCAATACCTGAATCAGTGGCATGATATGTGTGGCATTCTGAATCATGCGTTAAAAAACCATGTTTAACCAGTGTATCCATAATGGAATTAAACTGATTTAATGATGCACCATGCCCCATTAATGCGGCATATATTGCACCACTAGGCGCACCGATTGAATCAATATTGCATGATTCTATGATCCCTTTGCCTATGCTTTGTAGGGCTTTGATTTGTTGATTTGTCATTGTGAACACCTATTAAAAAATGGTTGATTGAATCCCTAGGAAAACCCCTAGGCATATAACCCCTAGAATTCTAAGGGTTATAAACCTATTGTTTATTGAATCAATTCAGTTTGCGAAATGTGAAAAACTGTAGATGACCTACACAATTTTGTAGGTAAACCAGTGGTTTTATCGTTTGCATCTATCCATGTAACCACTTTAACCCCATTTTGACCCTTAGATACTTGTCGACCTAGGGCTCTCCATGCGTTATAGGTAAACACATTAACCCTAGGGATTATGTCGTTAGCGTTGATACCCTTTGACATAAAACCCGTCATGATGCTAGGGTAATTCAATAAAGAATCCCCATTTTTAGCCCTGTTTAAACTCTCAGTTTGTTGCAGTTGTTTATCCATTTTTAACACCTATTGAATTGAGTTACTTATCCGATTGATAAGCCTATAGGGTACTTAGTGAATACCCTATAAGATATCAATCAAACATTATACTGATGATAAACAATGCAAACCACTGAATTATCGGTTTTTTGCAGGGTTTTTACAGTGTGGCAAAAATAAGCCCCTGCATCATTAGTATCACGATAAACTAAGGGATGTAAATAGTCCCATGCCTGATCCTCTGTTAAATCATCCTCTGAATCAGTCAATAAAAGATATTCCTCCGATCCATCGATACCATTGTCAATATTACCGATTTTAGTGATTTTGATTGTCATGATGTACGCCCTTAGTTAGTTGATTGAAACACTAGGATTGTTTGCCCTAGTGCTACTAATATAACGTACTGTCCAACACTATGTAATCAGTAGTTACCCTAAACCCACACTAATAATATCTATCAACTAATGATAGTCAATAGGTTTTCACTATTTATCAAACTGTGATATATCGGGTCTGTCGATTATGCTGGATCGAACATATATCATATGCTGTCGACCTCATATAGTTTATGCTGTCATGAGCATATAGGGTTTGTCCTAGTGGATGTTAGTTAGTGCTTACTTCGCTATCGTTATCAGATTGATAGGGGAGGGGGTAGTCGTGTGTGTGTAATATTGTGGCAGCCTCGTCTATATTTAAAAAGGGAAAACGAGGATTTAACAAGCCTCCTCCGCACACGAAAAGCAGTATGTAGCGTAGTACACTAACAAAGCTAGATGATTAAGCTGGAAGACGAATAGGAATGTCACCCGTGAGTGGGTGAATCCTTTTTAAAGGAGAGCCTCTCGTTTATGCTAAGTTAGTGATGACTGTCAGATCGATCACTCCACGCTACTAGCCCCGTTCAAGTCTTGTGCTTTACTTGAGAACTACATGGTTCACTACGTTTATCCTACTTGGTCGGCTCAACCGCATAGAGGGGTGGGTGATGCCCCCGTTTGTCTCCACTATACAAGAATCTGATTCTGATGTAAAGTGTGTGCTAACTTCCAAGACGCATGAAGATTGCCTCTGAGGATTCTCAGGGGATGCGACAGTCTCCAGCCGTGTTGGTGGAAACGGTTTAGCTCCGTGGGGTATTGGTTTGTTGTTGAATTGAACCCAATCCTGCTTCATGGAAGCCACCAACAACTTCTTCCCACAACTGGATAAAAGATGAACGTGATGGATAGCTTTAAGAAGACAAGGGGTAGGCCAAAGGGTTCTGGTGCTATGACCTTAAGGAAGTATGCTGATAACCCTCAAGCCCTTACCCTCCCTAAGACTGAACAACAACAAGTCAGAGAACTCAAAGACCTCTTAATCAAGAGTGCTGGTGCTAATGTTGTTCACAAGGCAGTTGAGATTGCCATGAATGACGAACACCCTGCTCAAATGGCTGCAATCAAACTCTGTATGGACAGAATGCTTCCTGTCTCCCTGTTTGAAAAAGAAGGAAAACAGAGATCAGCAGTTAACATCACAATCTCAGGCATTGGTGGTGTAGTCATAGGGGATAACCCTATAGAAGCAGAAGACATAGAAAGCAAAGATGTCTGACCTTAACTTCAGTCTCCTACCTTGGCAACAAGAAGTCTTTGCTGATAAAACAAGGTTCAAAGTCATTGCTGCTGGACGGCGTTGCGGTAAATCCCGCTTGTCAGCCATCACCCTGTTGATAGAGGGCTTGCAGTGTACTGCTGGTTCTGCTGTGCTTTATGTTGCGCCTACCAATGGTCAGGCACGACAGATTATTTGGGATGTATTGATGGAGTTGGGGCGAGAGGTTATTCAAGCCAGCCACATCAATAACATGGACATCACCCTGATAAACGGAGCAAAAATCTATGTCAGAGGCGCAGATCGTCCAGATACTTTGCGAGGAGTGTCTCTCACCTACGCTGTGCTTGACGAGGTTGCCGACATCAAACCCGAAGCATGGGAACAGGTTATTCGTGCGTCTTTGTCTGATAAAAAGGGCAGAGCTATGTTTATTGGTACTCCCAAAGGTCGTAACTTCTTCTATGACATCTTTAAACTTGGAATGTCAGAAGAAGACTCAGATTGGAAGTCGTGGCATTTCACTACCAAAGACAACCCCCTGATAGACCCTGATGAGATTGAGTCTGCCAAGAAAACCCTGAGTTCCTTTGCTTTCAAACAGGAATACCTTGCCAGTTTTGACAATGCTGGCTCTGACGTTTTTAAAGAAGAATGGATTAAATATGGAGAAGAACCTGAACATGGCTCGTACTACATTGCTGTCGATCTGGCAGGGTTTGAAGAAGTGGCTAGACAAGCTGCCAATTCCAAGAAAAGGCTAGATCAGACAGCCATTGCTGTTGTCAAAGTAACAGAAGACGGCAAATGGTTTGTCAAAGAAATTGTTTATGGGCGATGGGACATCAGGGAAACTGCGGCTACGATCCTGTTGAAGATGCGGGAATACCGTCCTTTGAGCACTGGAATTGAGCGTGGAGCATTAAAAAACGCAGTTTTGCCGTATTTGAGCGACTTAATGCGTAAAAATAATGTATATTCACACATAGTTGACTTGACGCACGGCAACAGGAAAAAGACTGACAGGATTATCTGGAGTCTCCAAGGACGGTTTGAGCATGGGCGTATTGTGCTGAACTCTGAGGAAGATTGGGACGAATTCAAAGATCAACTCTTGATGTTTCCCGCCCAAGGTGTTCATGATGACTTGCCTGATGCCCTTTCTTACATTGACCAACTGGCTGTAACCTCATACTTTCAAGACGATCAAGAAGATGAGTGGGAGCCTCTAGATATTATTTCGGGGATTTAAATGGCAACAAATAAAGAAGTCAAACTAGAACAGAATGAATTTTATGAGCCTACTGAGGCTGATAAAGAACTAACTGATTTTGTTACTGACCATTGCAATAGATGGCGTGACTATAGAGATACCAACTTTCTCCCTGATTGGCTGGAATACGAGCGTATCTTCCGTGGTCAATGGGCATCTGAAGACAAAACCCGTGAGTCAGAGCGCAGCCGTATCGTAACTCCTGCTACTCAACAAGCAGTCGAGACTCGTCACGCTGAGATCATGGAAGCTATCTTTGGACAAGGCGACTTCTTTGACATTGAAGACAATATCCAAGATGTAAATGGGAATCCTATTGATGTTGAGATGATTAAGGCTCAACTCACTGAGGATTTCAAGAAGGACAAAATCAGAAAAGCTATCGACCAGATCGAATTGATGGCTGAAATCTATGGCACAGGCATAGGCGAGATTGTTGTCAAGACTGAAAAAGAGTATGTTCCATCGACTCGCCCTATTCCTAATCAACAGGGTCAGGCAGCTATTGGCGTGATGGAAAAGGACAGAATTTCTGTCAAGATCATGCCTGTCAACCCCAAGAACTTCTTGTTTGACCCTAACGGCACAAGCATTGATGACTGTATGGGCGTGGCTATTGAAAAATACGTTTCAATTCATAAGGTTGTTCAAGGTATTGAACGTGGAATCTACCGTAAAGTGGACATTGGTACTGCTAGCGAGGATACCGACCTTGAGCCTACCCAAGAAGTAAGCCAGTACCAAGATGAAAAGGTTCTTTTGTTGACCTACTACGGGTTAGTTCCCCGCGAGTACCTTGAGAACATGAAAGAGAACAAGGATATTGTTGAGTTGTTCCCTGAAAACTCAGCGGCAGAAGACTATACCGACATGGTTGAAGCCATTGTCGTGATTGCCAATGATGGGATGCTCTTAAAGGCTGAAGAAAACCCATACATGATGAAAGACAGGCCAGTTCTGTCTTACCAAGACGATACTGTACCAAACAGGTTGTTGGGTCGTGGTACGGTGGAAAAAGCATTCAATATGCAGAAAGCTATTGATGCACAGACCCGTAGCCACTTGGATTCACTGGCACTAAGTACCTCTCCCATGATAGCAATGGATGCAACTCGCTTGCCCCGTGGTATGAAATTCGAGGTAAAGCCCGGAAAAGCTATTCTGGTCAATGGTGCGCCTAGCGAGATTCTCTTTCCATTCAAGTTTGGAGCAACTGACCCAAACAACCTTGCAACTGCCAAAGACTTTGAGCGAATGTTGCTACAAGCAACAGGAACTCTAGACTCCAATGGCATGATTAGCCAAGCTAGTCGTGATGGTGGTGGTATGTCAATGGCGGTTGCCTCCATCATTAAGAAATACAAGCGTACATTGGTGAACTTCCAAGAAGATTTCTTGATTCCATTCATCAAGAAGGCTGCTTTTAGGTTCATGCAGTTTGATCCAGAGCGTTATCCATCTGTTGACATGAACTTCATCCCTACTGCAACCCTTGGCATCATTGCACGAGAGTACGAACAGCAACAATTCATTGGTTTGTTGCAGACTTTGGGTGCAAATACTCCTGTTTTGCCTATTTTGCTTAAAGGAATCGTAGGAAACAGCAGTTTGTCTAACCGTATGGAGTTAATGGCTAAGTTAGACGAGATGATGCAGCCTGATCCACAAGCACAACAGATACAACAATCTCAAGCACAGTTAGCTATGCAAGCGGCACAGGCTCAAATTGCTGTAAACACTACTCAAGCAGAGCAAAATAGGGCTGAAGCACAGAAATTGATGGTTGAAGCGCAGTTAATGCCTCAAGAAATACAGGCTAAAAACATGGCTGCAACCACCAAAAACTTGCCAAATCAGGACGATTTAGCCTCAAAAGAGTTTGATAAACGAGTCAAGATTGCTGAGTTGATGCTGAAAGAATCTGACATTAAGAACAAGGCAAAGATTGTTGAGTTGCAGATGGCAGACAAGCAGAATCAAAGCGTAAAAGATAATGAGTTCCTGAAAAGCGTTATTGGTGCGTAATGGATTTTAAGAAAATTCTCTTGTCGGATGCGTCAGCGGAGGCAAAAGTCTCTGCTATTGCACTCATGCTTGATAAAGAGTTACCCAAGCTGGTTGACAAGGTTGATAGCGTCAAAAAACTCAAGGGTGAGCAAGGAGATCGTGGTCTTCAAGGCGATAAGGGTGACGCTGGCAAAAACGGTAAAGATGGAAAAGACGGTAAGAATGGATCAGATGGGTCTACTGGTAAAAATGGCAAAGACGGGGACGATGGGGTTTCAGTTGTAAATGCCAAGGTTGACTTTGATGACACACTTGTCCTTACCTTATCAACAGGCAAAGAGATAAATGTTGGTGAAGTTAAGGGAGATAAAGGCGAAAATGGTAGAGATGGAAATACTGGTGCAAACGGTATCGGTGTTCCTACTGGCGGTACATCTGGACAGATTCTTGCCAAAAACAGCGGTTCGGATTACGACACAGGATGGATAACAAATAGCGCATCAGGAACGGTTACATCTGTTGGTGGTACAGGTACAGTAAGTGGATTAACTTTGTCAGGCACAGTGACAAACAGTGGGAATCTAACCCTTGGAGGTTCAATCACTGGATTTGCTACAAGTGGGGCAAATACAAATCTGACATCTGTTGCATTGACAACAGGAACAATTACTACTGCACCAAGTTCAAGTACAGATATTGTCAACAAATCCTATGCCGACTCAATTGCGTCTGGTGTTAACTTTCATGCTGCTTGTAATTACGCAACAACAGCGGCATTAGCCGCCAACACCTATAACAATGGCGCAAGCGGGGTCGGGGCAACCCTAACGGCTGTGGCGGTTGGTACGCTAACTATTGACGGCTACACGTTGGTCATTGGTGATGTGGGTAAGCGTTTACTGATAAAGAACGAGGTTACCACCGCAAATAATGGAGCGTATGTACTAACCCAAGCAGGAACAGCGTTACTGCCATACATCCTGACAAGGGCAACAGATTACGACACAAGCGGGTCAGGCACAAATGAAGTGGATCAGGGTGACTTGATTTTGGTGATTAACGGCACGACAAACGCAAATACTTCATGGGTACAGCAGACACCATTGCCGATCACGATTGGCACAACGGCAATTGTGTTTATCCAATTTGCGGCGATCCAAACGTACACCGCAGGCACTGGTTTAACCTTAACAACCAATCAGTTTTCAATTACCAATACCGGAACGGCGGGTACATATGGCACTGCCACGCAAATTCCTGTTTTTGTTACAAATGCCCAAGGACAAGTTACAAGCGTTACAAATACGGCAATAGGAACATTAAATCAAAATACAACGGGATCAGCCGCAACACTTACAACGGGAAGAACAATAGCCATTACAGGAGATTTGGCATATACAAGCCCAAGTTTTAATGGTTCTGCAAATGTGACTGCCGCAAGCACATTGGCAACTGTAAACACCAATGTTGGCTCGTTTACAAATGCAACTCTTACAGTCAACGGCAAAGGGTTAATAACTGCCGCATCAAGTGGAACAGCACCCGTCACATCGGTAACAGGGACTGCTCCAGTAGTATCAAGTGGTGGCGCAACTCCAGCAATTAGTATGGCGGCAGCTACTGCATCAGTAAATGGATATTTGGCTGCAAGTGATTGGACAACTTTTAACGGTAAAGGTGTACTAGCCAAAAGCACTTCAGCATTTACCACTGGTACAGCGGCAACTTATACCGCACCAACAAATACACAATGGGTAAAAGTAACTGTTGTAGGTGCTGGCGGTAATGGTGGTGGTGCGGCATCTCAAAGAGCAACTGGTGGTGGTGGTGGTGGTGTAGCAATCAAATGGCTATCTATGACTGCTGGACAGACTTTGACTTATACGGTTGGCACAGCCTCTGGTACAGCATCAACCGTGGCATCTGGTACTTTGACCATCACCACAATAACTGCAAACTCAGGCACAAACGGTGTAGGTACTGCTTACGCTAACTCAATTACGGCTGGCGGCGCAGGTGGCACGGCAACTAATGGCGATGTCAATATTACTGGCGAACAGGGTGGCTATTCTTACGGCTCAGGCACAACAGTTCAAACTAACTTTAGCGGTAAAGGTGGCGACTGTGCTGGATTTGGTTCTGGTGGGGCTGCTTTGGCAATTGTGGCAACCGCTGGCGTACAAGGCAATGGATTTGGTGCTGGTGGTGGTGGTGCTCATGGAAGTGCCACTACTGCCGCTGGTCGAGGTGGGATTATCATCTTTGAGGCATTTTGAATATGACACCTGAACTACAAAAGTATTACGAAGACGATTCTTTTAAATTAGAATTTTCTGAAACTGAAATCACAAATAAGTTGTGTACTTTGTGTTATGAAAAAAAACCGTTTGATGAATTTTTAAAAAATGTTCGATATAAAGATGGTCATTACAAACATTGTAAAAAGTGTCATTATGAAGTATATGGTAGAGATTCGCATTACAAAAGAAATTACGGCGTTTCTCAAAATGAATACAATAAAATGTCTTTGGATCAAAATAATAAATGTAAAGTTTGTAAATCAGAAGCAAGTGATGGGCAATTTACAAGATTGGTTGTAGATCATTGCCATAAAAACAATACATTCAGAGGCTTAATTTGTCAATCTTGTAATATGGCATTAGGAAATGTCAAGGATAATTCTGAAACATTGAGAAAATTAGCAGATTACTTGGATGACTACTATGACCCCAGAACTTGACAAATACTATTCAGACCGTTTTTCCATGATGTCTATGGATGGTTGGAAAGAATTGACTATTGATATTGACAATATGATAGAGTCACTCAATAATATAAGCGTTATTCCTGATGAAAAGACCTTGATGTTCAAAAAAGGTGAACTTTCCATCTTGACTTGGCTGAAAACCTTGAAAGAGGTCAGCGAACGAGCCTACGAGGAATTGAATGAAAAGAATGTTTGATTTTGCCTGTACAAACGGGCATAAAACTGAAAGACTTGTTGATTATGAGACAACGAGTTTTCGATGTGAGTGCGGAGAAACAGCCAACCGTACTCTATCTGCTCCAAACTTCAAACTAGAAGGGTGGTCTGGTTCGTTCCCATCAGAGCATGGGAAATTCGAGAAAAAACACCTAGATCAGTTGAAGTGGGAGCAAAAGCACAACTCATAAACAGAAATGTCGAGTTGAATGTCCTAGAACCGATAACGGCAGGAAAAAGGTAAAAATATGTTGATTGACAATGAAGATGAGTCGCTAAGTGAGTTAGATGTAGTCGAGCAAAAGAAGCAACTACCTGAAGTAGCACCACTGACTGAGATGCCTGAGAAATACAGGCAGAAATCTCTTGAAGAAGTGGTCAAAATGCACCAAGAAGCTGAGAAGTTGATTGGAAAGCAAGCGCAGGAAGTTGGGGAAGTGCGAAAGCTGGCAGATGAACTTATAAAGCAAAACCTCTCCTCTAAACAGCAACCTATTGAGAAAGAGCCTGAAGTAGATTTTTTCGAGAATCCACAAGAGGCAGTTCGTAGGACTGTTGATAACCATCCCGATGTACTTGCTGCTAGACAAGCTGGTCAAGATTTCAGGAAGATGCAGATTCAACAAAAGCTGGCACAAGAGCATCCTGATTTTGGTCAGATCGCTCAAGATGCAGACTTTGTGAATTGGGTGAAATCTTCACCTGTTCGCCTTGGTTTGTACGCAAAAGCTGATGGCGAGTTTGATTACGACAGTGCAAACGAATTGTTGAGTACCTATAAACAGTTGCGTGGAGTTAAGACAAGACAGACTAATGAAGCAGGGGAAACTCAGCGCAAGTCTAGCCTTAAAGCAGCGGGTGTTGATGTAGGTGGAAGTGGGGAGTCTGGAAAGAAAGTCTATCGTAGGGCTGATCTAATTCGGCTGAAGATGACTGACCCAGATCGTTATGAGGCGTTAAGCGGAGAAATCATGCAAGCGTATCAAGACGGACGGGTTAGATAATTTAACTTATCGTTTTTTGGAGATTTAACATGGCAACAGCATTTTCCCCCAGTGGTTCAGTTACCACAACTACAGCAGACAAATTCATTCCTGAAATTTGGTCAGATGAAATTGTAGCTGCATACAAGAAAAACTTGGTTCTTGCGAACTTGGTTATGAAGATGAACTTCAAGGGCAAGAAAGGTGACACTATTCACATTCCTGCACCTACTCGTGGTTCTGCTTCTGCAAAAGCCGCTGAAACAGCAGTCACTTTGATTGCTGCTACAGAGTCTGAAGTTCAAGTATCTATCAACAAGCATTATGAATATTCACGTTTGATTGAGGATATTGTTGAAGCCCAAGCCCTGAACAGCTTGCGTAACTTTTATACCTCTGACGCTGGTTATGCTCTGGCTAAACAAGTTGATACTGACTTGATTCAGTTGGGTCGTTCAACCAATGGCGGTGCTGGTACTAATGCTTATGCAACTGGTGCGTTTATTGGTGGTGATGGTACATCTGCTTATGTTGCCGCAAGCAACAATGAGTCAGCATTGACCGATGCCGCTATTCGCCGCACTATTCAGCGTCTTGATGACACTGATACCCCAATGGATCAGCGTTTCTTCATCATCCCTCCCTCAAGTCGCAATACTTTGATGGGTCTGGCTCGTTACACTGAGCAAGCCTTTGTTGGTGGTACAAACAATACTATCCGCACTGGTGAGATTGGTAACTTGTATGGCATTCCTGTGTTTGTATCAAGTAATACTGATACTGCATCAGGAACTGGTGCTGCACGAGTTTGTTTGATGGGTCACCGTGATTCAATGGTGCTGGTTGAGCAAGTTGCTGTTCGTTCACAAATCCAGTACAAACAAGAGTATTTGGCTACTCTGTTCACTTCTGACACTCTGTATGGTGTTCAGATTCTCCGTTCCGCCGCAAGCACTGGTGCAGCTAAATCTGCATCTATGTTCGCTCTCTTAGTTCCTGCCTAATTGCAGTTGCGCCCCCTGCCCTAGTGGTGGGGGGACTTTTTTAACCTAATTAGGAGAAATCAAAATGGCTGCTGCTACCGCTGTTGTTTCCGCTAGAGACAACGAATCTTTCCGTGGGCTTTTCAGCGACACTTGGTCTGTTGTTGCTACGCTTGATGCTGGTTCTTTGGTTGATGGTGCGGGTGAAACCGAAACTGTTGCCGTTGCTGGCGTGGCGTTGGGTGATATGGTCTTGGGTTGCTCTTTTGCTGTGGATGAAGTTGGCATGAGTGTTACTGCTTATGTTTCTGCTGCAAATGTTATTAGTATTCGTGTTCAAAACGAATCTGGTAGCACTGTTGACTTGGCATCTTGCAAGATTCGTCTTGTAGCTGCTCGCTTGGTGTAATGAATGGGGGGCTAGTCCCCCCTTTCTTATTTAAAGGGTTTTATGGCTACTTTTCGTTGTCTTCAATCAGGTAACACTGTAACTTTCACATATCAACATGATATTGATTCTATGAAGGGTCATCAGGGATATGTGAGGATAGATGAGGCAGAAGTAACCATAGAATCTGTAGAATCAGAGACTAGAACAGATACCGCATTTGCGCCTGTCATCCCAACTTTTAGAAAAATGGGTAGACCCCGAAAGGTAGCAAATGTCTGAGATAGATGCTCGTGATTTTGGTCGGTTAGAGGCTCAAGTAGAGACTCTGCATGGTCAGGTGACTCAATTGAGTACCGATGTAAAAGTCTTGCTTGAACTAGCAAACAAAGGCAAAGGTGGCTTTTGGATGGGGATGACTATTGCTTCAATCATGGGCGGGGTCATTACTTTTATTGCTGATAAGCTGTGGAAATGAAAGAAGGACTCTTATCAGGCAAGGTTTGCCCACTTCCTACTCAGGATGTGACTCTTAACCTAAAGAATCGCAATAATGCTTTCAAGAACTTTGGCTATGGTGCGCCAAACCCACTTGAACCCAATGAAGCGTTTTGGCTGAAGAAAGCCAAGATGTACAACGCACCCACTGATGTTGTCAAAACCATGCGTTGTGGAAACTGTGCGGCATTTATCCAGACACCAACAATGATGCAGTGCATCAGAGATGGATTGGAAAAGGGAAAAAGCTCACCTAATGAACTTGACTATGATGAACAGTTTATTGAAGCTGCTGATCTAGGATTCTGCGAATTGTTTCACTTCACTTGTGCAGCACTCCGCACTTGTGATGCTTGGAAATCTGGTGGTTCAATCAAAAAGGACTGATATGAAGACAACTAAACCCAAAACTCC